AGTGATGCGGCTGACACGTTAATAAATTTGCTAATTGATAATAATTATGAAGCAGATGATATTAAAGATGCATTTAGGGGAGATAAAGAAATCCTAACTGCATTAAAGGGTTACGCTGAACAACATGATGTTGAAGATGACTACGAAGATTATGACGAAGACACTGACGATTGGGATTAAATGGCACACTGGTATAGTCGCATAACAGCGGACCTTTCAGTACTACCCGATTTTATCTCTCACTATGAAGCAGAGATAACAAGCGCAAAGCAAGATGTAAAAATTTACGGCAATGTTGAAAAGAACATTGCCGCTTTGCCCGGTATTACAGAACATCGTTTTAACCAATTACAAGAGATTGAAGCTGTATTGAACTATCTTAACATTCAATTACGGAAAATTCGCCGAAAACATTTTCAAAAATATTTAGAAGCGTATAATAGAGCATTGACTAGTCGTGATGCTGAAAAGTATGCAGAAGGTGAAGATGAAGTAATTGATATGGAAGTATTGATTAACGAAGTTGCATTACTACGCAATAAATGGCTAGGCATACTAAAGGGTCTTGAAGCCAAACAATGGCAGATGGGACACATTGTTCGCTTGCGTACAGCAGGCATGGAAGATATTACAATAGGATAATCATGTCAGTAAATTACACAAACAATTGGCAAATCGCAAGTCAGAATACAATTTCACCGAGTGGTTTAACTTCTACAAGTGGCATTGAACTTGATTGGAATACTTTGCGTGAAGGACTTAATAGCAATGTTAAAAAATATGAAGTCTATGAAATCAGCCAAGACCTTCTTGCACTAAGTGTGTGCTGGGCACGATATCGTAAAGTTAGAGATGAACCTGGATTACACCCTACAATTACTAAACTGTTAGACAGTGAATTGTTTAGGCTAGTAACAGAGGATGACATTGCACAAGCTAATGTTATCCGTGATTACTATAGTAAGAAAATCATGGTGTGGAAGCTTAAGAACATTAATCTTACTCCTTTCCGACAAGACTTAAACACGTTCATTCATAGTGATGGTAAAACATTTAAAGAGTCTATGTTGCCGCTAGCATATCGTTTGCCTGAGTTTTATGAATATGACGTTGAATTTGAAAAAATGTCATTTGAATATAACAAAGAAGTTAAACGGATCAATGACCTGCATGTAGTAACTGTTAAACAATTGAAATTCATTAAACAACTTTCAGTTAACAACAGACGAGCCAAACGCAAAGAATACTGGTTCAGTGATTCATCTAACAATCTAGTGACTTTTAGTATCGAGCCACATAACCCACTCATTTCGTTATTGGATAAAACATTGAATGATACTGAGTTGACTATTGCCGGCAACTACAGAAAAAGCTTGCGTGATGGTAACGAATACTTAAGAGTTGATAAATTTAAATTTGTTTGATATAGCCAAAATTTGACAATAAATGGATTTGGTGTTACAATACTTGTATTGACACTGAGAACTAGGAGTTGTTTATGGGTTACAAAGTTGTTGCTGACAAGTATCAAATGGATGAAATGCGTACTAAGTATGGCCCTCGTCAAGGTCTAGAAGGTCCTTTCAACTTCTCCGGAAAAGTGTTGTATTATGACAACAAAGAGGGTCAATATTATGACCCTAGGACCGACTTTTATGTAGAGCAATCGGAAATGAATCAAATTCATGCTAATTTGATAGCCAAAATTTGACAATAAATGGCTTTGGGTATATAATACATACATAGACAGTTAACTAAAGGAGCAAATATGACTAAGTTTAACAAAGACAGTTTCTCAGGTACAGAATATGTGAACTATTTTACACCCGAAGGTACTAGCAAGTTTGTAGCCCGATTCAAATATGTTCGTGGTTCTAAAGCAAGTTTCCTTACATTCCTTACAAAAAACTTCACAGTTGAGGAATATTTTGGTCGCTTAGAAAAAGGTGAGTCCCCACTCACAATCTTGCAGTCTAAAGGTTACATGCAACCCCATATCAAAAAGCATTTGAAAGAATTGGGCTACCCTGTAACACAAGCAGGATTTGAACAATTAGTTCAAGACAATGTTGCAAAAACGCTACAAAGATTAGCGGCTTAAAATTTGACAATAAATGGGTATTGTGCTACAATACTTGTATTGAATCATTAACACACAGGAGAAATTATGTCTACAGTTCGCATTTTGTCAGGTTCTTATCGTAACGAAACAGTTAAAGGTGAGGTATTTACACTTGTCAAAGGTTATCAATTGGGTTCTAAAGGTGGTTTTGTGACAGTTAAGAATGATGGTCAATTCCCCGGTCGTCCCTCAGAGGTTCGTGTTAACGTTGACAATCAAGATTCGCTTGAGTTTTTGAGCGGCAAACAAGTGACAGAACAAAAAGTGTCAGAATCAGAAACAGAAGCAATGGACCGCATTGCTAATCGTTTTGCAGTTCTTGATGAAATGTCTAAGGCATGTATCAGTGGTGATATTCGTGCTATGATTGTGACAGGTCCTGCTGGTATCGGTAAGTCACATGGTGTGAATTTGCAAATGGAAAAAGCAAGTATGTTTGACAAGCTTGCTGGTAAGAAAGTTCGCTTTGAAGTTGTCAAAGGTGCTATGTCAGGCATCGGCTTGTTTGCTAAGTTGTACAAATTTAGTGATGCTAAAAACGTTCTCGTTTTTGACGATTGCGATATCTGGGAAGATCAGGATGCAATCAACGTACTGAAAGGTGCATTGGATTCAGGTAAGACTCGTAGAATTTCTTGGAACAAAGATTCACGTATCTTGCGTGAAGAAGGTATCCCTAATAGTTTCAACTTCAACGGTTCTATCATCTTTATTACAAACAAATCGTTTGATAATAAGAAGGCATCTAAAATGCAACCTCACTTGGATGCATTGCAAAGTCGTTGTCACTTTCTGGACCTGACAGTTGATTCAGAGCGTGACAAAATGTTGCGTATCAAGCAAGTGCATCGTGATGCTGATGGTGGCTTGTTCGCTGATTACGATTTCACACAAGAGCAGACAGACGAAATCATGAATTTCATCTGGAACAATCACAACAAATTGCGTGAAGTGTCTTTGCGTATGTGCTTGAAGGTTGCTGACTTGGTTAAGATTAGTGCTAACTGGCGCGAACTTGCTAAAGCAACTTGCATGAAAGGCTAACCCCTGCAGTGTGCGTAGAGGCAATGTCAATAAGCCCTCTTCGATAAATTTTCATCATGCTCCTTGAGCATTTGGGGAACTTAGGTTCCCCTTTTTTTGCCTATTGATTTGCTTTTTGTCAAGTGTCCTGTTATACTTACAAGATGGACTTTAAAACACTTAATGACGTTGCTACATGGATGATATCTAATATCAGATTGAGTAGATATGATGAGCAGTTTGTAAATAACCTAACCTTTTACACGGTTCAATATAATAGAATTACAAGTAATCAAGATTTGTTATTTAAAAAGGTTGTAGGTAAATACAAGAGACAATTTTTATATCACAAAATTGTTATAGAAAATTTGCTACAGTTGTCATGGCATGTGCATGTAGTACCTAGTATACCTGAATACACCGGTGCATCAATTGTTATAGAAAATAATAAAATTATTTTTCGTTCGCCATATAATAAAAACTTTTTAACAGCACTTAGAAAAACATCACTGTATACCTTAACATGGCATAGAGACAAAAGACAGCACGAAGCTGACTATAGTCCTACAGTATTAAAACAGTTGATGTATTTATCCGCAGACTATTATGAGGTGTTAAATTATTGTGATACTGTTACACAAATAATCAACAGTCTTAGCGAATATGAATCTATTAAATATTGGGTACCGACGTTAGTATATAAGAACAATCACTATTACATTGCCGCACTCAATGAACCTCTATACAATGCAATAAAGGATATTGAGCTTACCGACAACTTAAAAACTGTAGCTACCTTGGTTAAATATGGGATCAATGTAGATCAATCGGTCACTACGCATTTTTTAGAAACAGAGTCTTTGGAAAAGATAAAGTTTGCTTCAACTTTTGAAGTTCAAGCAGAAATACGTGATGTAAATACAATAATGACTTGGTTAAAAGAATTTGGATGTGATGCAATCACAGAACCAAAGTCCTTTTTAACTAGAAATACAATCGACATTGATAAGACTTTGCTCAATATATGTAAAAATCCTAATGAGTTGATTAACTATGACAATCCTGTTATAGTATATCAGAAGGGTGTGTTCTCGTTATCAAATGAAAAACCCATGAAATTATTTAAAACAATCAGATTTGTAAACTCGGAACCAATAGATTTAGGACCTAAATGAAACAATGTAAATTAGTAATTAGAGATGAAGTAAATGTCAAGCTTGAGGGACTTGAGTTAGGTGATCGCAAGACACTGATGAAGATGTTTGAATATGAGATACCTGGCGCACGTTATTTGCCTGCTGTCAGACTAGGCAGATGGAATGGTAAAGCAAGTTATTTTGCATTAGGTGGTAGCACATACATTAATCTATTACCTGAGATTCTACCACTATTGGATCAAGCAGGATATGATATTGAATTGGATGATACTAGAGATTATCAAACAACATTCGAATTTGCTGAAGTGTCCGAGGCTACATTCAAACACAAGAATTGGCCTAAAGGTCATCCCAAAGAAGGTGAACCAGTTGAACTACGTGACTATCAAATCAGTATCGTTAACAGCTTCTTAAAGAATCCACAATCATTGCAAGAGATTGCTACAGGTGCAGGTAAAACGTTGATGACTGCCGCACTCAGTTATAGCATAGAACAATATGGTCGTAGTATTGTTATTGTTCCGAACAAGAGTTTAGTAACACAAACAGAAGCAGATTACATTAATCTAGGATTAGATGTTGGTGTATACTTTGGTGATCGTAAAGAGTACAACAAGACACATACTATCTGTACTTGGCAAAGTCTTAACAATATGCTTAAGAAAACAAAAGCAGGTGAAGCAGAAGTAGAGATCGGAGACTTCATCGAAGGTGTTGTTTGTATTATGGTTGACGAAGTTCACATGGCTAAAGCAGACGCACTCAAAACATTGCTTACTGGTGTATTCTCTAAAGTGCCCATTCGTTGGGGGTTGACGGGAACTATTCCTAAAGCAAAGTATGAAGCACAGTCAATCTATGTTAGTCTAGGTCAATTGATCGGTAAACTGAGCGCAAGTGAATTACAAGATCAAGGTGTACTAGCACAATGTCACGTGAACATTGTGCAATTGAAAGATGAAGTAGAGTTCACTAACTATCAAAGTGAACTTAAACATTTGCTTGAGGATACACATAGACTTGATGCTATCTCTGAATTGATTCTTAAAATCAAAGAAAGTGGTAATGTGTTGGTCCTTGTTGATAGAGTGAATGCAGGTAAAGAGATTGTTAGTAGATTACCCGATAGTGTTTTTGTCAGTGGTGCTACAAACCTAGTTGATAGAAAAGAAGAATATGATGAAATTGCAACCAGCACAAATAAAATCATTGTTGCTACTTATGGTGTCGCCGCTGTTGGTATCAACATACCTCGTATTTTTAATCTGGTTCTCATTGAACCTGGAAAATCCTTCGTCCGTGTTATCCAAAGCATCGGTCGAGGAATTCGTAAAGCAGAGGATAAAGATTTTGTACAAATCTGGGACATAACAAGTTCATGTAAGTTTGCTAAACGTCACTTAACGCAACGTAAAACGTTTTATAAAGAAGCAAATTACCCGTTTGATATTGAAAAGTTGACTTACAGATAAAAAAGTGTTACAATACTACTATGCGAATATTAACCCTCGAAAACGAATACTATAACTTAGAAACATTGCCTGAAGAAATTGATGACTTGCGTTTTGCAATACTAGACAACAGTAACCCAAGCAATGTAGACTATCATTATATACCATTGATCTTTTTAGAATCATTTAACAGCCCAGCACTTGTATTAAAGATTGGTAATCAAACAATCAAGATGCCAGTAGATTGGCAGATACTGATCGGAGAACAAGAGCATGGTGACTTAGAAACATTACCACTGACTAGTATCAATGACAGAGGGTTCAATGCGTTTGAGTTCAACCCACTCAGTGCATTTAGCCCAAGCTTCTTGCCCATAGAGATAGTAGACATATATCATGATGTTACCTGGTATGCCCCTAGACTAAAGAATGGTCAGTTCTTGTGTGTACCGATTGATGATGGTATTAAGCCACGATGTGTATACTTTGTAAAAGAGATTAGTCGTAATTGTGAGATTGTAGATTATAGTCAGGCATTCTAATGGCAACAAAAAAGAATACTCCAACTGATGAGAAGTTTGAAGGACAAGACTTCAATTTATTTGAAGCACTTGCAGCCATGGACCGAAAAGACTATGGATATTATGATAGGTTAACAGAAGAACAACAAAAGAAATTTGTGCCCTACATGATGACTCATTGGATGAGTGCTATTAGAGGCGCCGGCGATCTTCAAGGTTACTATTTACGCAGTACCGATTGTCATGCAAACAAACATTTGTTCAATGAAAACATTCAGAAACATCCTAAATTACAGTGGTACATGCTATGTACTATCAGTCCCGGATTAGGAAAACAAGATCACAAATGGGTACCTCAACTAGGTGTAAGTATTCGTACATTAAGAGAACCTGCAAAACTTAAAGACGTTAAAGAGTATTTTACTAAAATTTATCCTAAAGCAAATATAGACGATATCGCAGAATTTGCAAACTCATTTGTAGCAGATCATAAAAAGAAATGTTATCTAGCTACAACATATCCTAATCTAAAACAAAGTGATATCGAAGTTCTAGCACAGATGATAACCAATGAAGACATTAAACAGTATGAAAAAGAAAGAGGAAATTGATAAGGCAGAAGTATTCGGTTGTGAATTCTGCAATAGAGAATTCCTACGAAAATCTACTGTAGTTAAACATCTATGCGAAAATAAGCAACGTTGGTTAAACAAAGACCTGCAAGGCAATCGTTTAGGCTTTCAATCTTGGTTACAATTTTACAAAAAGAATACTGCTGGTAAAAAGAATAAAACTTATGAAGAATTTATTCGAAGTGCATACTATACTGCTTTTGTAAAGTTTGGTACTTATTGTGTAAATGTTAATGTTATCAATGTCAGTAGATATGCAGATTGGTTGCTAAAGAATCAAATTAGCATTGACACATGGACAAAAGATACTAATTACACTAAGTTCTTAATTGAATACTTGCGTGTTGAAGACCCGCTAGACGCAATTACTAGAAGTATTCACACATCTATTGATCTTTCTCAAATAGAACATATACAAAGCAAAGACTATTTGCGTTATGGTAATGTAAATAAGATATGTTACGAAATTACTAAAGGAAAGATAAGTCCATGGATTCTTTATCAATCTGATAGTGGTTTGAAATTCTTAGATACACTGAACGAAGCACACATTGCCATGATAATTGATTACATCAATCCAGAACTATGGAAGATTAAGTTCAATCGTGAACCAGAGAATGTTAAACAAGTTAAGGAATTATTAAATGCAGGCGGGTACTAGAGTTCGTATACCTTGGAAAAAGGGAGATA